CGCTTGGACGACCCGCGACAAACACCCCCGGAAGGACCCGCACGATGGGGGAGGGGGGGGTCACCTTGCCGAGGCCACCGCCTTCTCCAGGCTGCTGCGCAGGTAATCGCCGAAGCGACGGTCGATCACCTTCTGCCCGATCTCGGCCATCGGGAAGATCTTGCCGTAGCGCGCACGGGGCACAGCGATGAACAACGGGCGGAGTTTCCCCTTCGCGGTCCGCTGGTACACACCAGGCGGCCTGCCAGCGCCGTCTGGACGCCCCAAGAAGACGCTGTTCTTCCCCTTGCTGGCTATCTGCCCCTCGATGCGCCTCAGAGTGGCCAAGGAGACGTTCCCAGCAGCCGTGAGGTTGATGGCTGCCGGCACCAGCACCGACCCCTTAGGCATGGTCGCCTCAGCCTTGGCCAGGTAGCGCCGCTCGACCGGCTTCTGCCCACGATCACCACCGCTGATCAGCGTGCGCAGGTATCGGGCGCGGCGACGCTCGGCATACACCTCGGCCTCGAGGTTGCGCTTGCTCGACCTGTTGACCAAGAAGGCGCGCTGGGTGAAGGCGACGGGGTTCTTGAAGTATTGGCGGGTGGCGCCGTTCATCGCCTCCCGCATGTCGAACGCCGTGCGGTTGAGCGCCTGGCTGATGGCGAAGGGGAGCTGCTTGGTCATGGTGTCGGTCCACCGGATAGCGGTGGGCAGCTCCGACTTGATATCCAGGCGGATGGTGGTCATGCACCGACGTTAGCCAGAGCCGATCTTGCGCTTGAGCTGATTGATCTTGGCCTCGCAGACTCCACGGCGCTCACACCACTGAACGTGGAAGCCACCGCCGTGCTTGATGAAAGACCAGCCATCACGGTCGTGGTTGATCAGCTCGCCGACGTTGTGCTGGCCGAGTATGCCGCTGATGGCGTAACCCATGCCGGCATTGAACACCTGCTGATCGGTGAGCGGATCGTTCGGCTTGTAGGTGTGACCGATCCAATCATCGTCCACGCGTTGGGATGGCGTCCATTCCCGGTAGAGCCGGTAAGCCTCGATCTGTTCGAAGCCTGGGCAGTAGAAGATCGGCAGGCCGGATCCAAAGCCTTTCCAGTCCACGAGGGTGTAGTCGAGGCATTGCCGGATCACACGGCTGCTATCGCCGCGCGCTGAGGCTGCTGAGCGCTTGAACTCGATGCCGAGGGCAATGTCCGGCCTAGCCCACTGGTTGAGGTCACGGGGAACGGCGATGGCATCGATGCGCAGGCGCTTGCCTGCGGGATGCAGGCCGGTCACCTCACGGTGGATGTGGAAGTGCGGCTCGAGGCACGGCAGGACCTGATCGGGCAGGCCGCCGTCGGGTTGGGATGACACGTCCGGTGAGAGCGGAGTGGAGGCACCAGCGTACTGGTTGAGGGCGGCAGCCGGATGAGACTGGAGGTGTTCCTAGTTCCTACCGTGCCTACCTTCCTTAGAGAGTTTCCTTTTTGTCCCTGTACCCCCCCTGCTCTCTATTTCATATACCTCTATTAAAAAGGTAGGAACAGTAGGAACATAGGAACAACGGTGTGAACAAGCGGGATCTCGATGTTCCTACCTGCTCCGATGAGGTAGGAACACTGGCTAGTCTCACTTCAAGACTCACACGACACTACTGTCTCGAAAGTAGACCCATTTGAGAACGCCATCGATCCGTTGGCGCCTCCTGTCGTACTTCAAATCCCGCAGGATGCTGGCCACCTGCATCTGGTCTGAGCGTGTCTGCCGCTCGATCGGCTTGGCGATGGCCTCAGCCAGCAGCACATCGGTGGTGATGTTCTTCGATCGGTTGTGGGGCGCCACTAGCCACGCCTCGATCGGTGCGCGCCATGGCGACTCGACCAGGTAGTCCTCGTTCTCCTGTGCCACCTGCGCCTCCTGCTCGGCGGTGAGGACACTGGATTCACCGTTGCGGTAGGCCGCTACCGCTGCCGACCAGATCGCATCGCGCTCCTTCAGTAGTGCGGACACGTCGATCGGCTTCTGCAGGGTGCAGGTGACAGGGATCACCCAGAACCGGCGGTTGCCTGTTTCATCGACCAGGAAGCCGCTGTCACGGTTGGTGGAGCCAACGATGATGCAGCGCCTGGGGAACGCCTCAGTGGCCTTGCCGTACGGCACGCGGAACATGTCGGTGGACTGGCTCAGAAATGCCTTCACCTGACCGGCGTGCTTCTTACTGGTGATGTGATCCAGCTCTGCCCACTCCATGATCCAAGAGCGGTGCAGGACCATGATGTCGTCCTTGGAGCTGATGTCCCGGAGGGCATCGGAGAAGAACTCCCCGCCGATGGCTGCCCAGAAGGATGACTTGCGGGCGCCCTGCTCGCCCATGAGCACGGTGGCGTTGTCGTGCTTGGAGCCGGGTTCGTAGATGCGGCGGACCGCTGCGATGAGCGTGCAGCGGAGCATGTGGTCATAAAGGGTGGGTTCGGGACTGCTGGCATCGGCAGGTCGGAGGTAGGTCGATGCGAGGCGATCGATGTAGGTGGGCTGGATGTGAGCAGCGACGTGATCGAGGTAGACCTGAATCGGGTCGTAGGGATTGGCCTTGGCGATCTTGACCAGGCAGTCAAGGGCAATCTCCTTGGAGATCTTGCAGCCGGCTTCAGCGATCTCTAGGTAGTAATGCTCAGCACCTTCGAGGAGTTTGCCTTTACGTTCGATCTGCTGAGTGAAGATGTTGTAGCGGAGATTATTGTCTTGCCGCAGTTGCAGGAGAAGCTCATCGGCCTCCATCTTCGTGAGTCTGCGGCCTGAGGTTTGGATGGTTGTTGATGGATTATCGGCAACAACATTGGGCACGGTGCGTGCAGGTCGCCAGCCGTTATCGCGTGCGATGTACCAGAAGGTGCCAGCAGTGACTGAGTTGTAGGAACTGCGTGCGACCTGCTCGACTTCAGCGAAGTCTGGACTGTGGTGGCGCATCATGGTGATGGCCTGCTCGATAGATCCACCGGCTTCGGTGACGGCCTCGATCAGACCCCACATGAGGTTGCGGAACAGGGGATATTGGCCTTGCTTCGGAACTGCTGCGGGGATGCAGTTCAGAGCGTCTTGAATGTCGGTGAGGGTGTGCGGCTTGTAGTCAGTAAACTGGCGCGCCTCAATCAGTTTGGTGTAAGTGGGTTCATTGGGCAGGCAGTCATCAAGCTGCTGCGGGGTGTAGTAGGCATCGGATTGATGGATGATGCAGACCTGATCACCGATGGCGCCATCGGGACCGATGTGATGCGTGCCAGGCAGGCGCATCACACGGGATGGGTTCTTGAGGGTCCGATCTGCGTCGGCGTGCTCGAGGAGGCGCTTCTGAAGGGATCGCCACTGATCAGGCGCGATGGCGCTGTCGAAGATCCAGTAGGAATGGATCGACTTGCCACCCGTGTCCACCTGCATGGTGGGTTCGGGGAGGTTCAGCTCCTGCCAAGCTGTGACTTGCCAGTCCTTCGGACGATCGTCCCATTCGCAGAACAGTGCGCGGCAGGCTGTGATTTCGGAGTCGGTATCGCCGCCGTCATTGATGACGACATAGACGCCACGGCCTTCGGTTTGCCATTCTTCGACGATGGCGCGAGTCGGTGCGGCTTTGCGACCAGAGTCGCCTGCCTTGAATGGATGGCCTGAGGGATAGAAAGCGCGAAGTCTGATCGCATCCTTGGACTTTTTTAGGATCTTGAAGAACAGACGTGCGGCATCGAAGTCAACAGGCTTTTGTAAAGTCGTCATGCTTGCAGGTGAGAGCTGTGAGCCGTGGCCGGGGTGTGTCCAGCACCGCCGGCCTTTTACTTGGCGGTGGGATTATGGCTTGCCGTCGAGGATGCTGACAGCATCTGACACATTACGGGCGATTCCCGTTATCCCACCTGCGACTCGGACTGCTTCCAGCCAGTTGCGCTGCGCTGGTGAGAGGTGACCGGATTCGGTTTTTACCTCGATGCTGGTGAAGACGGCGACGCGCTGCCCGACCATCTCGGGCGTGATGGTGATGGTGCGCCAACCGATCAGGTCTGCGGAGCCACGCGCGAGGCCAAACTGCACGGGGCGGCCAGTACGCGGATCGGGCAGGGTGCCGGTGTTGTTGCGGAATAGGCGGAGATCAGATCGAGTGCCAACTGCGAGGCGGATGCGCTGCTGAATGTCGGTCTCAGCGTTTGGCACGCGCGTGATAGATGCGGTACGCCCAGCCGGGACTGTAGCCGCGTTCATTGGCTAGGGCGAGGAGCTGCTCGAGGGTGCGAGCGGTGCCTTGCTTGCGGCGTTCAGCGATGCGCTGCTGGACGGCTTCGCGCTTCAGCTCCTGCAGTTCACCTGCTAGCTGGCGGATCTTGCGGTTGGTGATTGGCGCGCAATTAGCGCCACAGACTGGGCACTGCGGTTGCGGCTTGAAGGCGGCGTAGCACTCGGGGCATGTGCGCACGGATGGCGCTGCTGTGCCTGCTGTGCGCCTGATGCCTTCGTCGAGCGTCCAGTCACGGTGATCATCCGGGAAGCCATGGCGGGTGACATTGCCAACGTGATCCAGGATCAGCGCAGCCTGCTTACCAGGCGCTGGGCGTAGCACGCGACCGACCTGCTGCAGGTAGAGGCCGAGGGACTTGGTGGGGCGCAGGAGGATGGCAACGCTGGCAGCGGGCACATCAAAGCCTTCAGAGACCACATCGACGGTGACCAGCACCTGCACGGCACCAGCGCCGAACTGCTGCACCACCTGATCACGATCGACGGTGTTGCCGAGGAGTAGCTGAGCAGCGATGCCTGCAGCTTGGAAGGCCGCGCAGACCGACTCAGCGTGCGCGACATTGCAGCAGAACGTGATCGCCTGCTGGCCTGCAGCCAGCCGCTGGTAGTGCGCGATGGCGTCACCTGTGACGGTTGGGCGATCCATGGCCGCCGCGGCCTGATCGTTGGCGTAATCACCAGCTCGAGTGCGGATGCCGGATAGGTCGGCCACCACTGGCGGCGCGTAGATGCGTGAATGGCTGAGGAAGCCAGCGTCGATCAGCTCAGCGACCGAGGGACCGAGCACCAGGTGGTCAAACGCACTGCGGAGGCCGCGGCCATCGAGGCGGCATGGAGTGGCGGTGACGCCCAAGCGATAGGCGCTCGGCCAGTGCTGCAGGATGCGCTCCCACTGGCCTGCAGTGGCGTGATGCGCCTCATCGATGATGATCAGATCCGGCTGCCAGTCGATGCGCGAGAGACGGCGCGCGATCGTCTGGACTGAGGCCACCTGCACGGGCGCCTCGGACGGTTCGATGCCTGCAGCGATCAGGCCGTGATCAAGACCTGCCCATCCCAGCTTGTCGCTGGCTTGGCGGAGCAACTCACGGCGATGCACCAAGATGAGCACCCGCCGGCCTCGAGCGGCCGATGCCTGAGCGATGGCGGTGAAGATGATGGTCTTCCCGCCGCCGGTCGGTAGGCATAGCAGTGGCGCCCGGTAGCCGAAACGGTAGGCATTGCGAAGATCGTCGATGGCGCGCTGCTGATAGCTGCGGAGCTGCATGGGGTTGCACTTGACGGCATCAGGCTATAGGATCGCGCAAGTCGCTACACCCTATGGAGAACGCCGACTATCACGCGCACCCCGCGATCTCAAAGTCGCATCTGGATCTCATCGCGCGATCACCTTTGCACTACTGGGCGCGCTACATCGACCCGAAGCGCGTCATTCCCGAGCCGACGCCAGCGATGCGCATTGGCAGCGCTGTTCACACCCATGTGCTTGAACTGCACAAATGGGATGCCGAATACACCGTGGCACCTGATGGCCTTGATCGCCGCACCAAGGCTGGCAAGGAAGCATGGGCAGCGTTCGAGGCTGAGGCCAACGGCCGCACCGTGCTGAGCCGCGAGGATGCCGATTTGGTGATGCACATGGGCAGAGCAGTCCTCGGTCATCCGGCTGCTGCATTACTGCTGGGCATGGCGGGCGAGGCCGAGACCACGCACATGTGGACGGAGCCGACCACTGGCTTGCAGTGCAAGTGCCGGCCGGACTGGATCACCGAGGATGGCGGCATCGTGGTGGATCTCAAGACCACTGAGGATGCCAGTCCGCGGGAGTTCCGGCGCAGCATCGCTAAATGGAGATACCACTGTCAGGCCGGGTGGTACACCGCGGGTTTGGAAGCTGCCACCGGCAAGCGGCCAAGCGGGTTCATCTTCATCGCAGTGGAGAAGAAGCCACCGTTCGCGGTTGGCGTCTATGCCGCTGATGAGCAGATGATCGAGCGCGGCTATGAGACCGCCATGCGCGATCTGCAGACATTGGCCGAGTGCAAATCCAATGGCCGCTGGCCTGCCTACAGCGATCGGATTGAACCGATCAGCCTGCCGGCATGGATGACTGGCGAGGCCACCACACAGACCACCGAGATCGAGATGTATTGATGGAATCCACAGCACTCACCACCACCAGCTCCGGCTCAGTGTTCAGCGGCATCCAAGCCTTCGAGGACGCCCAGCGGATTGCGAAGGCCTTGGCCAGCAGCACGCTGATCCCGCCGCAGTTTCAAGGTCAGCAGGGGTTCGCCAACTGCTTGGTCGCGCTCGAGATCGCCAACCGTATGGGCATCTCGCCCTTCTTGGCGATGCAGCACCTCCATGTGATCCACGGCCGCCCATCGTGGAGCAGCAGCTTCATCATTGCGATGGTCAACGGCTGCGGCCGGTTCAGTCCGCTGCGGTTCGAACTGAGCGGCAGCGGCGACAGCCTGGCCTGCTACGCGGTCGCCAAGGATATCGCCAGCGGGCAGGAGCTGAAGGGACCGACCATCACGATGGCGATGGCGAAGAAGGAGCAATGGGCGACCAAGGCCGGCAGCAAGTGGCAAACCATGCCGGAGCTGATGATCCGCTACCGAGCAGCAGCGTTCTGGGGTCGGCTGTATGCCAGCGATCTACTGCTGGGGATGCAGAGCCAAGAGGAGGTGGTCGACATTGAGCCGGTGACCGTGAGCGATCAGGTCGCTGATCTGAACGCCGCCATCCCCGAGCCGGCACCTGCACCTGCACCCGAACCTGAGAGCGATGAAATCTTCTGAGTACCTGACCGCCACCCAGCTTGCGCAGCGATGGGGTATCCACCCCGACACGCTGATGCGCTGGCGCAAGGCGGGTAAAGGTCCTGCGTATTTCCGCACGCCAGGCTTCGTGCTCTACCCATTGGCCGGGGTGGAGCAATACGAACAGGCCAACACCACTACTAACGAGCAACCATGAGCTTCAAGCTGAACCTGAGCATCTTCAAGTCGACCAAGCCTGAAAGCAAGGTGGACTTCAGCGGGATGATGAACATCAAAGTGGAAGAGCTGGATGCGCTCTGCCGCTTTGTGATGAGCCAGACGCCCGATCAGTACGGCAGCGTCCAGGTGCCGATCAGCGGCTGGAAGAAAACCAGCCAGAAGGGACTGGCCTATGTGAGTGCCGTGGCGCAACCGCCGCGCGACTGGGTGGATCCCGGTGATGCTGCGCAGAAGCTGGCCGCGGCCACAGATGGCGTGATCGTCGACGTAAGCGACGACATGTTCTGAGCTACATCAGCTCCAGCTCGAGGCGGGCGATCTCATTGACCGCCTGCTGAAGGAGCTGCTGCTGGTAGCAAGCCTGTTTTAGGAGTGCTGCCGCCATGACGCCCGCATCCGGACTTGAGAGCAGGGTGCGGGCTTGTTTCTCGATCTCGAACTGCTGTTCTGGCGAAAGCTCCACCAGCATCCACTCACCGAATCGCATTGTGCTAGACCAGTGGGGCACACCTGCATGATACCGATGCAATGCCAGCGCTGCTCCAGCTCGATGGTCAGAGCAGTAGCCACGAACAATAAGGAGCCGGGCGTGACCGTGCGCAAGCGGCAGTGCGCCGACTGCGGTTTCGTGTGGTTCACGGTGGAGCTGCCCGTTAGTCCGGCGGTGGTCGGCTGGGGGCGGATCGATGCGAAGGGACAGAGCAAGCCGGTGCTGCGGGTGCCGGTGGAGATCGCGGTCGGCACCGAGGCCGTGTGAAGAACTGTCACACGCGTGTGGCATGTGCCCCGTCCGTGGGGCATCATTAGGGGACCGGAGGCGATCGGTCCTCCACTCGGCAGCCCAGAGGCTGCGCTGAACATGCAGGAGCAGATCCTGAACTTGATTGCTCAGCACACCGCTGAGGCTGACCAGATTGCTCAGGAGCTGCGCGGCTTTCGTCCCCACAGCGATCCGGGTCGGTATTTGGAGATCAGCCGCCGTCACGGTGAACTTCTTCGCTGGATCGCCAACTGCGAGGAGTATCTGCAGCGCTGCGCTGCCTGAGCCCTTCGGGGCTCTCCACCTATCCCATCACCGCCATGATCAACCGCATCAACAATGCCATCTGTCTCCTTGTCGTCGCTGCTGTCTTTGCAATGATCGGCATCGAAACCGGCAATCAAGCAGGCGCTACGCACTCCGGCGCGCAGTCCTACATCGAGGTGCGCAAGTGACCCCCCGCCGCTTCTACTTCACGATCAAGGAAGCCAACGTCGTCGAGTGCGTGCAGGCGCACAGCCTGACGGAGGCCAAGTTGATTGCCGCCGACACATGGCTCCCTTGGTGGAATCAGATCGAATGGCTCAATCCTGAATCTGTCACTGATCCGAATGTCTACATCTAGCTCTCCGATCGCCTTCCAATGGCGCACTGACCCCGAGGATCAGGGTGTCTACGGCGAGGGCATCAGCAGGCCACGCCATGGTGCTCGTACGCGTGAGTATCGCCTGATCGTCTATCCCCGAGGTGCGCAACCATTGACGTGGATCACGCGCGCTGAATCACAAAAGCACGCGATCCTGTACGCGCAGAATCGCTGGCCATCCGCTGAAATCGAACTCGCATCATGACCCCAGACCAATCCATCGTTCCCTTCCATCGTTCATTCATCCTTGCGAAAGTTATCTACCTCGACAAGGTGAATGATCTCAGCCGATCCGAGTTGGACCTGCTAAACATCGAAACACTGGCTGCATTGCAGGAGGCCAGGCACAACTACGACCTGATCGAAGACAAGCAATCAGAGGAGGCCAGTGGCGAGTATCGCCGCATGAAGATGGCCGGCTATTTCCAAGCTGCTATTCAGATCGCCCTGCAGAGCCGATGAACGACGCATCTCGCGCCCGCCTCTATAGCCTGCTCGAGGGCAGCAACACCTTCAAGGCTGGCCAAGCATCAGAGCGTGATCGGCTCCGCCTGCTGATCGACATTCGCATCGATCAGTTACGGGGCACCACCGGCATTAAGAACCGGGAACAGCTCTGCGCTGAATTGTTGAACCTCCGTCAGTACCTCAACGAATGAAGCCGCACCAACTCGACCAGCGCCGCGCCGACATGATGGAGGCGCTTTACCAACGCAGCGGCCGCGACCAACTGCCATACGGCCATCCACTGCGCAGCACCTATACCGCTCTGTGGGAGGAGTTCGCCCACGACCTTGCGGTCAATTTCCGCGATACCGACTATCCCGAACTGTTCGCCCGTGTGGTGAAGGCCATGGATGCCACCGAGTCGGTGATGACCGAGAAACAGGCGCAACAGGCCATCGAGGTGTGCCGCCAGCAACTCCTGGGGGACAAATGGCGGTGAGAGCCGCGAACCGAGGCAGCTTCACCGCTGGCCATGTGCCTGCCACTGCTGTATTGCTGCCGCAGAACGCCATCGAGATCCGCCGCCGTCGCGCTGAAGGCTGGAAGATCAAGCAGTTGGCGCAGACCTACGGCGTCAGCGAGACCCACATCATCGACATCGTTTTCTACCGCAAATGGAAGAACGCAGACCAGCAGGCGACGCAGTGAATCATCCCCCGCACTATCAAGCAGGCACCATCGAGGCCATCGACTTCATCGAGTCGGTGATCTGCGATGCGCCGCACATGGTTTTGGCATACCTCCAGGGGCAGGCGCTCAAATACATGATCCGCATGTGGCTCAAGGGCGACGCGCTCGAGGATGCCCGCAAAGCGGAGTGGTATCTAAATCGACTCATTGCCAAGATAGAGTCATGCTCGAACATCTCCGCCTGAACTGGCTAGAGCGGCAAGCGCTGCGGATCCTATGCCGCAGCCAGCGCATTGGCCTCCTGGTGGTCAAGCGCCACGGTTCTCGGATGGTCTTCGTGGTGCGGGATCAGACCGATCCCATCGACATTACGCAGACCGATGAGCCGTTATCGATGCAGCTCGAGCGGTTGTATCACCAACCGAGTTACGGAGAGGATGAATGATCAGGTTGCACGCCGGCCGACTACTGCTGGTGTGCGACCGCACTGATCGGAGCTGGCACGCGCGCGTGATGCTCGGTCCAAAGGCTGAGCATCAGGTCGAGGTGGATACCGGCACCGTCCACCTGCCGGATGCGCTGCTGCGTGCTGAGGCTGTCTTTCAGGCGGCGGTGGCCAGCATCAGGCCGAAAACCGCCAGCGTGATGTGTTGGGACTGCATCCAGTGGGAGATGAGCACGCAGCGCTGTGATCTGCTGCTGCCGGAGAGCAAGCGAAGTGGCGGGCGCTACGCGGCGAGCTGTGACTTCTTCCTGCGGGCATTACCGGCGGCAGACTGATAGAGGCCGCCAGGTCGCCGTGTCCAAGCGTGAGTTCAACACGCCAATCCGT